AACATGTCTGCCGTGATCGCTGTGCGGCTGAACAACGGCCTGCTGGTGATCGACGAGATCGCAGGCGCCCATGACACCGACGCCCTAGCGCAAGAGATCCGCCGCCGGCATCCGCAGCAGCAGGTCTACATCTACCCCGACGCGAGCGGTGGCAGCCGTAGCACCAATGCCAGCCAGACCGACATCCAGATTCTGGAGTCCTACGGCATGTCCAACCAGTCACCACGGAGCAACCCGCCAGTGCGTGATCGGGTAGCAGCCGTGCAGGCGCTGCTGGAAAACGGCAAAGGGCAGGTGCGGCTGCAGGTGGCCGAGCGCTGCAAACGGGTGATCGAGTGCCTGGAGCTGCAGTGCTACAGCGACAAGGGCGAGCCGGACAAGGACGCCGGCTTTGACCACATGAACGACGCGCTCGGCTACCTGGTCTGGCGTGAGTTCAACCCGCTGCACGCTGGCGCTGGCCGCGGCACTGGCGTCAGGCTCTACTAGGGTTGACCACGGCGGCAGACGCTGGTATCTTTTGCTCACGGTCAGCACGGCCGCCCACCTACCATCCCAACCATGACCACTAATCCTTGGATTAACCGCTTCGCCGCCTTGGCGCTGCTGTTCATGATGTACGCCGTCGGCATCAGCGTCGGCCGTGACCAAGCCGCCGAGGCGCATCACAACCAGCCGGCATGCCATCAACGCGTAAACTAACAACATTGTCAGCAGCTAGCGGTCGTGTATAGCGGTTACAACTTTTACGACCGGCCGCTAGCACAGCGCACCGTATCTAGGGTCAACGACCCCAATACAAGCTGGTACGCGCAAGAGCCACATTGGATCCTGATTGAGGATCTGCTGCAGGGCACCTACGGCATGCGCAAAAAGCATCGCCGTTACCTGCCGCAAGAGCCACGCGAGCTAGATGAGTCCTACGACAACCGCTTAGCCCGTAGCGTTTGCCCGCCGTATTACATCCGCCTAGAGCGCATGCTGGCTGGCATGCTGACCCGCAAACCAGTGCGGTTGGATGACACTGCCGATGTCATCCGCGAGCATCTATTCGACGTCGATATGAACGGGAACGATCTCAACGTCTGGACATATGAAACAACCCGTAAAATGGTCCGTTACGGCCATGTTGGTACATTGGTGGATGCACCAGCTAATGGGGGTAGACCCTATTGGGTGACGTACACGCCTAGGCAGATCCTTGGATGGCGCACTGAGACGCAAGAAGGCCGGCAGGTGCTGACGCAGTTGCGACTAGCGGAAGTGGTCACGGTGCCTGATGGCGAGTTTGGCGAGAAGGCAGTCGAGCAGATCCGGGTGCTGACGCCTGGCGAGTACCGGATCCACCGCAAGCAGGACAGCGGCGAGTTCACCGTCGTCGATGAAGGCCGCACAAGTTTGAGTGAGATTCCATTCACAATCGCCTACGCCCATCGCCATGGGTTCATGGAGTCGCGGCCGCCGCTTGAAGACATCGCCGAGCTAAACCTGAAGACCTACCAAGTGCAGTCGGACCTCGACAACCAACTGCACATCTCAGCAGTGCCGATGCTGGCGTTCTACGGCTTCCCGTCAGCAGCGGAAGAGGTATCAGCCGGACCTGGCGAGGCGATCGCATTTCCTGCCGAAGGCCGCGCCGAGTACATCGAACCGCAAGGCCGCAGCTTTGATTACCAGTTCCGCCGGCTAGAGCAGCTTGCGTTGCAGATCAACGAGCTAGGGCTGTCGGCAGTGCTAGGCCAGAAGCTGAGCGCCGAGACCGCTGAGGCAAAGCGCATTGACCGCAGCCAAGGCGACAGCACGATGATGGTGATCGCCCAAAATATGCAGGACATGATTGACAACTGCCTGCAGTGGCACGCGCAGTACCTCGGCAATGCCACCGCCGCTGGTAGCGCTTACGTCAACCGCGACTTTCTTGGTGCACGCCTCGAGCCGCAGGACATCGCCGCGTTGCTGTCGCTGTACACCGCTGGCACCATCAGTCAAGAGACCCTGCTGCGTGAGCTGGCCGAAGGCGACGTGCTGGGCGATAACTTTGATGTAGACGAGGAACTGGAGGCCACATCCAATGCGGGGCTTGATCTACCGTCTTCTGGACAAGCTGACAGACTGGCTAGTGGACCTGATGATATGGATGGAGCCCAAGAAGCCCAGGAAGCAAGAACTTGATTACACCGTCTGCGAGCTGCCTGATGAGGTGTTAGCTGTCATCCGGCTGACATGGTACAAAGACGGCAGGGCCGATGAAGTGGACGAACTGCGCATCATGGAAGACGGCCAGAACGGTTACGACGCCTTCGCTGCAGCAGTGCAGGGTGCATTAAACCGTGGCGCCAATGTAAGCATCAGGTCGCAATATCGTCCTGAGCAACTTGGTGTCATCTAATGGCCACACCAGAAGCGCTATATCGCAATGCTATTGACCTAAACAGGTTCAGCAATAGCGTTGCGCGGCGCATCATCAATGCTTACAACGACATCATCATTGATGCAGTCAATCAACTGCGCACCATTGACGAATTAGCCGCACCGGTTAAGGCTGCTAGGTTGCGGGCGATTCTTGCGCAGCTAAAGGAAAGCCTCGGTACCTGGGCAGGCGATGCGACGGAGATCACGGCCAGCGAACTGCAGGGCATCGCGCAGTTGCAATCTGAGTTTGTGGCTGATCAACTGCGGCGTGCATTGCCTGCTGGCGCTCGTGATGCAGTGCGCACCGTTGAAATCAGCCCGCAGTTTGCGCAAAGCGTGGTCACGACTGATCCAACGCAGCTCAACGTTGTCGCACTGAGCGATGACCTGTTCAAGTCCGTCTATGGCGCAGAGGCACTAGCTCAACAAGCCGGCACTGGCGTATTCAACCTGACCGCTGCGCAGGGTGCCACGATCACGTTGCCCAATGGCGAGGTAGTCACCAAAGCGTTTAGGGGCATCGCCGTCGATCAGGCAGAGCGGTTCTCGCAGGTAGTGCGGCAAGGGCTGCTGACCGGCGAACCCACGCCTGCCATTGCTAAGCGCCTGATCGGCAGCCTGCAGTTTGGCGAGGAAGCCAAGACCGTTAAGCAACTCATCGCCGCAGGTGGGCAGGCAACAGCAGTGGCCGACAACCAAGTCATCGCCCTCGTGCGCACGAGCATCAACCAGGTAGCCAACACCGCCAGCCAGCAGGTCTACGAGGCGAATCAGGACATCACACCGCGTTATCGGTACGTCGCCACACTCGACACCCGCACCAGCGCGATCTGCCGGGCGCTTGATGGCCGTGAGTTTGAATACGGCAAAGGACCGACACCGCCGCAGCACTTCAACTGCCGCAGCACCACCGTGCCGGTCATTGACTACAAAGCGCTTGGCTTCACGCCACCACCAGCAGGCACCCTCGCCAGTGCTGATGGGCAGGTGCCGGCCAATGAGTCATACGGCCAGTGGCTGGCTAAGCAGCCGATGCCGGTTAAGGCAAAAGCACTCGGTGCCAACAAGGTTGCTTATTTCGACAAGCTGTCGGCCAAGTACGGACCCAAGGACGCCATCGCCAAGCTGGTCCGCGACGATGGGTCAGAGCTAACCTTGGATCAACTACGCGCTCGGTACGGTGCCATTAAAGAAAGGTAGCTCCCAGAAGACCATCTCGGCCAACATCAAAACCGAGATGAAGGCCGGCAAGCCGCAAAAGCAAGCGGTTGCCATTGCCCTGTCCAAAGCCGGCAAAGCCCGTAAACCTAAAGGTAAGTGATCATGGCAAAGAAGCCCGGCCTTTACGCCAACATCCATGCCAAGCGCAAGCGGATTGAAGCTGGCAGCGATGAGCGTATGGCACGCAAAGGTGAAGCCGGCAGGCCCACTGCTGCAGCGTTCAAGGCTGCGGCTAAGACTGCCAAAAAGCGTAAGCCAAAGAAATGATCACCTATCGCGGCGAGCAGTTTGAGGGTTACAACAAACCCAAGCGGACGCCAGGGCACCCGACTAAGTCCCATGCGGTGCTGGCCAAGGAAGGCGAGACCGTCAAGCTGATCCGGTTTGGGCAGCAAGGCGTCAGCGGCAGCCCACCACGCAAAGGCGAGTCAGACGCGGACAAAGCCAGAAGGGCATCGTTC